CTCCACCACGAACTGCACCGATATCCCGTATCTCATATTTTTCAAAACGTTCCTTGTTGTACTCGATAAAGTATAAGCCGTCTGTGAAATTAAAGACAAAGTATAGTTCTCCCTCAACTTCTGACTTGTCTACAGGAATTAAGGTGGTCGGATACGCGTCATGATTATTCCGTCGGCTCTTGATCTCAAATTTCTTCGTAGGAGAGATTGCGTCGTATCTGCTATACCTTGAGGTAGGTTCACATGTCTCATTGAAATGAGTAGAGAGTTGTGCAATCACTTTGTCTTCTTGAGCAAATCCAAATGTCAAATCACGGTTGAGAATCTCCATTACAATACGCCTAGATTAAAAGATTGCTAAACAACCGCATTACATTTTTCACGATATGCTTTTTGTTTTTCACGAATTACTTCCTTATTGGCTTGGTAATATGCTTTTGCTTTTTCACAATATGATTCCTTATTTGCTTGGTAGTATGCTTTGTCTTTTTTACGAATTACTTCCTTATTGGCTTCATTCCATTCTTGGTATGTTCGCCCTATAATTATTTTATTTACACAAACCATATTTCGAATATGAAACCCTTCTCGTGCATTGAGTTGATCTCTACTTTCACAAGGAAAGGATTCGATCAATTCGATTCTGTAATTACCTCGTTCTATAATCGTAAAGGAGGATACAAAATTTGGGTTTCCATTCTTCCATGCTTTAAAATGTGCACAATGTCCAGACAATCGTTGTGCAAGTGTTGCTTGTGTAGTTGAACCAATATAGCATTCTCCTGTAGTGAGGCATACAATTTGATAAATCTTTGACTGCTGATAGTCAGGCATTCCACATATGTTTTTCTGTGTTTCTTCTAAATCAATTTTATATATATCGTTTAATCTACGTAAAAAATAATATCACCATTATTTATGTCGAAAGAACAAATCAAACAAGCACGCCCAACTCTCAGTGACTCAAGCGTAAATACCTACCACAGTATTCTAAAGAATTTGTACAAGAATGTATTTGGTGGCGACATGGAGATCAAAGACTTTAGCAAAACCGAACCCATTCTAAAATACCTTAAGGATAGTCCTCCCTCTCGTCGAAAGACGATTCTTTCAGCCTTGGTCATTATCACGGACAAGAAGGAATACCGTGACCAAATGCTCGACGATATCAAAGAGTACAATGCAGATACGTCAACACAGGAAAAAACCGAGAAACAAAAAGAATCATGGATTGAAGCCGACGAAGTCAAGCAGTTATGGGATCAAATGAAATCCAATGTCGATTTACTTTATAAGAAAGCCACACTCACACCCAATGATATGCAGACGATTCAATCCTTTATCATTGTATCCTTGCTTGGAGGGATATTTGTACCACCACGCAGGTCGAAAGACTTGGTGGATTGGAAGGTGGCCAACCTCGACCGTGATAAGGACAATTACCTTGATAAAAATACAATCCATTTCAATTCTTATAAAACAGCGAAAACGTACGGTGAGCAAACCATGGTCATTCCAATCCAGTTGAAGAATATTCTCAACAAGTGGATCAAGGTCAATCCCACCGATTGGTTACTGTTCGATACCAATCGCAATCCGCTCACCAGTGTAAAACTCAATCAAAGATTGGTGAAAATCTTTGGAGGAAAAAAGGTTGGCGTGAACCAACTACGTAAAACGTATTTGACGGGGAAGTATGCCGAGACGGCCAAACAGCAGAAAGCCATGGCCAAAGATATGAGTGCTATGGGGTCGAGTTCTGCACAGGAGGCTCATTACATAAAGGTCGATTAAAATATAAAGAAAAGTCTATATTTCAACTTATCCTATGAAAACCTACGTAAATACAGTAATTTATCAAATCAAAAGTAAAAATCCTGAAATTACTGACTGTTATATAGGTCATACAACTAATTTAAAATCACGAAAAGCAGAACACAAGTATGCTTGTAATAATCAAAATAGCAAGTCGTTTCATATGAAGGTATATACATTTATACGAGATAATGGTGGGTGGGAACAGTGGGACATTGTTGAAATTGAACTTTATCCTTGTAATACTAAAAAAGAAGCGGAAATTAGAGAACATTATTGGTATTTTAAAATTGGTTCAAAATTAAATGAAATATCACCTATTTTAGATTTGGAAAAAAAACAAAATACTGCAGAAAAAAGACGACAAGAGAGTTTAGAACAAACAAAAATAAAAATAGAACAGAAAAAGAAAGAACGTGAAATATATTTAGAAGAACACAAAGAAGAAATTGCCAAACACAAAAAACAAGTTCGAAAAGAATATGCTAAAAAAAACAGAGAACAAATCAATAAAAAAATGAGAGAATACAATAAACAAACTGCCGAAAGGCGTAAGGAATTAGCCCACAAATACTATGAGGAACGAAAAGAACGGGGATATTATACATAAGTTCTGCACAAGAGAATCATTATGTCAAAGTGGATTAATTCCACAAAAGATTAATCGACAAGTTGTTTGGTGAATACTTGTTGTCTTTCCAATTCCCTTTAATGTTCGAGGCTCGATTCAGATAATTTTGTCGTCTCGTTTCATTTTTATGGTAGGTAAAATCTTCTGCACCCTGTTGTCCAAAGTGAACCATTTTACCGTCTGGCTTTTGAATCATGTATTTTTTATCTTTCCTTGAGGAAGGATACAAAGTGATTTCTTTACCAAAATACTCCTTTGCATTTTGCAAGACCCTTTCGGGATCACTCATAGTGTAGTTAAGATTTTAACTTCGTAGGAGTTGCGCATACGCAGGTGGTAGGTGTGAAGCCATTTGAAAATTAGCGCTGTATGGATTCGGAAGAGGTGCGCCTTCCAAGAGTGTATTCTTTCCTTGCACCAACGACATACCACGACCCCTTACACGACCTTGAGCATACAATCCAGACCCAACCGCTCGGACACGTGGATCACGTGTTTGGGTATTTCCAGAACGATCTAAAGGAGTCGAGTATCCACCTTGACGACGAGCGATTTCTTGGGTCAATTCGGCAACCGTGTATTCAGATAGGTCTTTGGACATGTCTTTGGTCATTGCCATTGGACTTGGAACCATTGCACTTTCACTCGGAGCACTCGGAGCGCTTCCACGCCTTGTTTTCTGAATGGCCTTTTTGCCTTCGTCACGTGCAAGGCTACCCAACTGCTTCCCGCCTTCTCGTCCGACTTTTTCCGCAATTGGAATCAAGGCTGGGTTACCACTGTACAAGGCGAGAGCCGTCAGTGCTTTTGATCCCAATTCAGGTGCCACGTCCGCAAATGCATCCAAGGCTTGATCCCCTAACTGTTGTGCCACGGGGGTAAGTGCTTCGCCCACTTTCTCCGCAACGGGCTTGAGTTCTCTTCCTAATTTTTCAAATCCTCCTCGAATGTCGTCAAAGAGGCCACGACCCATGTTTTCTTGCAACTCCATGGGAAGGAGAGTGAGCGTATGAGCCTTGCCTTTCCTAAACGCTCGGTGAATGGGTTTGATACGTTGGCGTTCCACCATGATTTTCAAACCCGTACCACTACAGATTCGACAAGGTTTTCCTTTTTTCATTTTCGCTAAAACTCGAGAACTCGGGCGTGCAATCTCAATGACCTCCATGTTTTTACCAGAGATAAAAAAATGGGGTTAACGATAGATAATGTTCCTAGACATATCAGATTTTATTGATAAAGGAAGGGATATTCCGCTATTATACCCTTGACCCTGTGAACACGTCGATCGACACAGCCACTTCGTATATGACGAAGACCACCATATCGATTGCCTTTTCCACCATATTCTGGCCAATCAGATTCACCGACTTGGCAACTGACTCCTCGACGGAGAGCATACGACCCACATTCACGTAGTGGTAGCAGTAGCCCAACTCGAAACTCTTGAGATCCACCAATCCAGAGGTCAATCCGTCCACCATGTCTCCATTGACCGCATTGCATCCCTGCACCTGTGAGAGGAAGAACTGTCCCGAGTAGATACCCTGGTTATAAATTGCATTTTGTCCCGAAATCTGAAAATTGAACTGACTCTGGAGAGCAAGTGGTGAGGTGGTGCCTCCACCCGCCGTATCGAAAGGCGACTGGATAGGCGAAATTCCACCGTTGGCTGTTGCCGTGTAGTACGGGAGGGCAAGGCATCCCTTAATTCCAGCAATTCCGTTCGTAATTAAATTCGAGTACGTTGAACCACCCAGAATGTTGTTGATCGTGTATTGGTAAATATCTTCGTAGACGACTCGTTTCACTGGACTCGAAAGGTAAGAGGTTTCCATGTACGGAGACATGACGTAGAGAGGCACCTGCAACTGGACACTGCCCGAAAGAGGCGACTGCTGGACGATTCCGCCAAGACTCGTCTGGGTCGTGTTGAGGCAAGAACGACCCACTGCAATCGAGGCCGTGTACGCACCGTCACCAAGGCTTGCCGAACCCTGATTCGCTCCTGCCGACGCAAGCATGATTGGCGACACACCTCCAAGAGGAGACTGGACAGACACGAGCGAATACACGCCTGCCGTGCTGGTAAAACTTACCGAAGACTGGTTCAAGTTCAAAGTGATTTGCATGAAAAGACCCTTGACGAGTGGTAATTTATCGAAGAAGGAATGCAGGTGCTTAAGGTAAATCTGCGCACTAATGGCACACTGCCACACGCCCGCAGTCACTGGAGGGCCCGCCGCGCCATTGACCTTGTTGAAAATATACGATTTCCAAAGTTGGGTCAATTTGTTGGTAGGAAGAAGAGTGTTGTACGTGGTACCCGCACCAAGAGCGCCCGCTGGGTCAAAGTTCCACACCTGCTGACGGCGAAGGAGACCCTCGTTGTATTCGTCAAAGGCATTGTACGCTCCGTCTACCACGGGGAAAGCACCTGCGTTTTTGTTGCACGAAGTACCAATCGAACCGTTGGTATCGTTTGCCGTAGAACTACGGAACGAAGAAATGTTGTCTGGGAAAAAACCCAACTGAGCGCCGTTCACGACAATATCATTGTAACTGAGTGTCGTCATGAGGCGGAATGTATTGTACAGCCCGGAAAGTGGGGTTTGCTGTACCACGGTAGTCCCGCCAACATTCACGGTAATGCTGTGTACGATAGACCCGTACCAATTTTTCAAACCAAGGCAGTAATCGGCAGAGGTAGCACTGGTATTTGGCTGGAAAGTGTCGGGACCCGTGAGCGTAAGAAGCAGTGGGGTGGAAAACCACGCCTCCCGATAATTGGCGTACTTATTCGAGTTTGCAATTGCACTCGTATCTAAAACGCATTGATTCCCTACATACGATTGATTCTGGGAGTCAATCAGCGAGACCCAATCTTTCTTAACAAAGACAGAAGGAGAACCTTGCGAAGCCGAAGCCATATCGAACACTAAACCGTCGGAAGACATACTTTACACAAAGATAAAAAATTCACATTTGGAATACAATATTTTTAGGCTTCTTTTTCAAAGTCAAATCCCTCAATTTGGATTCCAGACCCATGCCTAGAGATTGTTTGGGATCCGATTTGGGCGTTTCTATAATTTCTTCACGGATTTGACGAGTTTTGCCTAAATGAACCCCTGAGCCAATGCAACGACCTCCTGTATAAATCTTCATGCTATTAGTCGAGATTTTTTTTCCTAAGCGTACGAAGTCTCAAACAAGTCAGCATGATCGAATTCACTAAAGCAATCTGTTTGTGTATTTCGGGTTTGTCGTGTTCTTTTAGACTTTGCAAGAGTTTGGCATGCTCTTGCGTGCATTCATTGTATAGACGGTCTAGATCCATGTAATGGAGATATATTTTCCTAGAGAGATTCCCACGCAATTTTATTTGCGAAATAGGTCTACAAGGCCAGCCGTCATTTCTTTGAGATCACGTATCACAAGGATAATTGTCATGTTTGGATCAAGCAAAGTCAAGGGTTGATAATCAATCCCTAGAATCTGGACACGCAGTTCATTGTAGGTACCATTCAACAACTTATTGTATGCAAACTCAGGCACGGTAATCGCAATCTGTTCACCAAACCCAACATTGGGATTGATACTATACAAGATCGACGACGGGGAAGAATAGGGGTTATTGATATTGGATATGGCTAAATAAGCACTGCTGTTAGGCTGTACTTGCGGAGCAACGTTGCTTGTTGCAGAAAAATTGGCTCCTGTATTGGTGGGTGTCGTGTATGGATTGGGTACGGTGAACCCCACGATTTTATTGAAATTGTTTCCAATCACAAAGCCTGGGTTGAATGTTGCTCCCGTAAACCCAATGAACGCACTTTGACCCGTGACTGGATCCGCCACGATTGAAGGACTTGTCCACCCTTCATATTGAGTTCCAATATTTCCCTCCCAGACATTGCCTACCAATGTCCAGCCTGCACCTGTTGGCCAAGGGAACGTATTCAATTGCACGGCGTAAAGGGTTGGATTGACAAGCATTTCGGCGTAATACACATTCTGACCAGCAGGATTGATCAAAAATTTGCCCTGCTGGATGAAACTGAACTGCAGGAATCGATTGATATCGGCAATCTCGTATAGCCCGTCTGGGATTGTATACAAGACAGGCACCGCATTCCAAATCACGGTGAACGTATTGTTTCCCAAAGGAACGGCATTGATATTCTGCCAACTGTAATACATACTGATTTGCTGAACCGCAATCTCATGGTGTGGAAACTGCACCGAGTTTGGAAAATTGTACACCAGTGCATTATTCTTCCCATTTTGAACCAAATCGGATTGATTGAGGACGATAGTGGCTGGCATACTTTACAGAGGAGATAATTTTCGCTAAAATAAAATACATTGCATTTATGAATTTCCTAAACATACTATTATGTAGATAATTTACAATCCAAGCATAAGCATTTCGTGCATGATTTCATTGGCCTGACGTTTAGGGAGGCGACCTTCGTTGACCATTTTTAGCATAAGGACTTTGAATTCCTTAGCCAACTGCAAATTATCCTGACCTGCAATCAGTTGTCCACGTAACACTTCAAAACGGTCGTCCTCTTGATCCGTAAGCGTCTTGAGTTTGGGTACTGCAGGCGACATGATATGGCATTTTTTACAGATCGAGGCCAACTTTCGCTTGTCTTGTTCATTCAATTGATTGATTTCTTCAAAATTGGGTGTTTCCCGTAAAAACGTATGAATGACATTGGCCAACTGTTTACTTACACGTTCCGTAGGAAGTTCGTTGGGCTGGAGACCACTGTGACTCTTGAATTGCAAGATATTGTCGTCCAACTTCATTTTCTGAATGTAGTAGCGTCCAAAAGGTGTATACAACTTTGGTTTTTCGGCTTTCTTCTCCACCAAGTGTCCAATACCGTGACCCATGATCTTGCCCTTACTCGACATATTGGGCTTGTCCCACTGAATTTTACCTCCTTCAATGAGGTCTTCCGCTCTACCTTGTTTGGGTATTTTAATGCCTTTCCCAGTACTCCCTTTGTACTGTCTATAGGCAGAGTTTAACTCTGGTACTGTAAAAGAAGCGAAAGACGTGGCTTTTTGCGGTGAATTCACGCCTCTCTGTACGTCTCTACCCGTTCGGTCACGCAGGGTGAAAATCAAATCGGGATCTTTAAGAATTAAATCTCTCATGACTACTTCTTTGTCCTTTTTTTTCAGTTTATCAAATTGGTCTGGGGTCAGTTCTTCCTCTGCTTGTCGTACGGCCAACGGAGGTCGATCCTCTGCACCCATGACTTGTCTCTCGGCTTTCATGGAAGGCATTGCCTTGGGCTTTTTTGCCTTGGGTCGTGCCAATTCAGCAACCAATTCCTGTGTCTGTAATCTCTTGTCTTCTCCCCCCATGAATCCTTGTTCTTTTGCCTCTGATCTCATACGGCGTTCTTCGACTTGTTTCTGCATTGCTTCACGTTTCACAGCCCGTTCTTGTTCTTTTTGTTGTCTCTGTTCTTGTAGAAGAGTCCTTTGTGCTTCCGTTCGGTCTTCTGCAATTTTAGCCTTTCGACGTGCAATTGCATCTGCTCTCATTTTGACAAGGTATTCTTGCTCTTCCTGTGCCTTGTCGTCCAAGACTTGCGCAAGGGTTTCAGGTCGCTCAGGGGCTTCTTCTTGACTTACTCTGTATTCTTCAATGACCGCTCGCATGCGTTCAATGATTGGAAAATTCGAATTCGCACTTTCGAGTAATTGATCCAATTCAACAAGAGCCTGTCTTACCGTTTCACGCTCCTCTTGAACCAAGCCTTCACGTAACAGTTGGAGCGATATTAACAATTGTCGATTCGAGGGGAATTCTTCATAGGCATCCGTGCGAAGAACGTCCGTCGTTGCTCGTACTTCGGGAGGCAATGTATTATAAAAAGCAATGTCTTCAGGGGTCATGAGCAAGCCTAACATTTCGTCCAATCTCCCCCGAATCGTACCCGTATCAAAATACTTTTTGGCTTCTTCTAAAGCAAGGCGTAGTTGACTAATGGTTTCGGGTTGAGCCAAATCCATGGCCAACTGCGTATTGGTCAGTAAATTCGTCGTCGTTTGTAGTCCAGTTTCCACTTGAATAGCGTCTTCGTATTTTTCAATTAACTTGTTCAAGTAAGCAACAAATACATTGCTGGGGACTCCAAGCGCATACGTCTCTTTCAATTCCTTCTCAATGATCGGCCACTTGTTGAGAGCAAACCGCACTTGGTCGTTCGATAACTGTTGCACGATTTGGGATGCAGAATCGGTAGAAGTGACCTTCTTGAGTAATTCTCGAAGACTCACCTTGTTCAATTCCGTGCCTTGGTCTTTCTCTGTCGCCGTACGAATATCCACGGGTTTTCCTAGATTGGTCTGTCCTGTTTTTGTGAACAAACGATTGGCATTCAAATTGAGCTGATCATTCTCAATCTCTCGTTTCAAAATAGCCATGTATTCCTCTCTATGCTTTTGAGCGTCCAAAGGCAAACGTTGGGGTCGAGACATACCTTAAGTAAATAAAATAAATTACACCTTCATTTCTTTGGCTAAATCACGAAGATGATAGAAATACACATTGGCAGGAACACCCAACGCGTATCTCTCCTTTAGATACTTGGAGATACGAGGCCAACTGTTCAGCGAGAAATACACTTGGTCGTCCGTAAGGTCACGAGACAGCTGGGATGCAATCACGTCGCTCGTAATCGTCTTGAGTTTCTCACGCAGGGCAACTCGTCGGGCTTCGTATCCTTCAAGGATCTGCTGATCCGTACGGATGTCCACCTTTTGCGAAGGAGGAACCATGGGATACAGTTGTCGGCGGGTAATCATTCGCTGGTTCTTGATTTGTTGGGCTAAATACTCTAAACGTTTCGTACGGGGATCCATACTCTACAGTAAGATTTATTCTCTAGGGATTGGCTCGAGTACTACAGGTTCCATATTATGGTCTCGTACAAATTCCTTTTCGGGTTGAAACGTGTCTAGGTAATCCAATGCCAACTCGTTGAAATCGGCAAGCAGAGGCACTTCCCACGCTTCGCCTAAAGAAGCAATGTATTCGTTCATATGCTTATTAAATTTGGTCTTTTGGCGATCCGTAAGCGAATTAAAGGGAGTCATGACAGGCAACTGCATTTTATGCATGATAATCACCGAAAGGCGAGGAGCTTCTTTTTGAAAGTCTTCTTGTGTGAACATACTTAACTCTGAGATAAAAATGTTTGAATCATTTCGCAATCACTAAAAAAAAGAGTCGCCTCCTCTTTTTCTGTTTGTGGATTTTTTTATTTTTTTAGCAGAGGGGGGGGGTTCATATCTCTCTAGCGACCCCACACTTCAATCAGGGTGGGGATCTCCTCGTATTTTTGTTTCAGTGTGGTTGCAAGGGTCATGTAATCACCGTCTGTACAGTCAGTTTGCGCGCCGTCGATCATATCAGCCATACTTGTCTGGAGGTGTTTGGAGAGTTGTTGGAGAATCGCCTTGGGCTTACGTTCAAGAAGGGACTTGTACAGCATACTCAACAACTTGTGGAATCGTAGGATGATCTTGTGTGTGGCGAGAACGGCAGGTTTAGTGATTTGTGCAGTACCCAACTGAAATGCGAAAACCATGGTTTCTGAAGACTCCAGCATGTGGCGAAGTTCTGGTTCGGTATCTTCACGTACAAAGTAGGAGAAGCAATCCATAGAACAAGCATGTGCAGGCTTTCGTTGGCCAGTCTTGCGATTGTATTTGGTTGCCGATACCCAATTCGTGGAGGTTGTCGTGTGGCAGTTGAGGCATTCCCGCTGAGTCGTTGGAGTCGATTTTTTGGACATGTCTGTTGGATGCTGGTCTGTCTCGGTCGATTTCGTTTCAATTTTATCCGAGTCTGGTTGCTGGTCTGACCTTGCTGAAATCGTTTCAATTTTATTTGGTCTGATATTTAGTCACTAGTTTTTTGTATTCTACAGTATGGAACTCTTGAATACCTTAAAACTGACAAAACGTCGACACGGGGCAAATAACAATCGTTTGGATTTCCCAGAACATTATGGTGGAATCATGGGAATGACTCGTGCTCGCTTTTCAGGTAAAATTGGATTGTCGAACCTTACTCGTGACAGTCCGAACGTA